ATGGTTGAAAAAGCAGATGGTACATCGGTAGCAGTTGAAGATTTAAATGTGGGTGATGAAATTAAAGCATGGGTGCCAAACGGATTGCCTGATGAAAACCAAGACCCAGAATCAGACCAAGTTGATTGGAGATTCTATCAATTAGAAGCACAATCGGGTTCGGCACAAAACGTTGTTGTAGCTGATATCGTATATAACTTTGCTAGTGGATATTTCTCATTAAATGATGGTGAAATTAAAGCTACAGGAACTCACCCTCTTTGGGTATTTGATTCTGAAATAGAAAAATATCACTTTAAGAATGTAGAAGATATCCTTATTGGAGATATGATTGTTAAGTGGGATGATTTCTTAGGAGAAACAGTTGAAGTAGAAGTAACTAATATAGAAATAGTTACCGAAGATGTTGAAATTGCAACTATTAACGTAGAGCAAGCTGACGTTTACATAGCAAACGGATTTATTTCTCACAATAAAGGAACAACAACACAACCATCAATCCCTGCGGCAGGTTTAAGAATGTACTTAGACCCATCAAAAGCAGCATCTACGGATGGTACAGATGGTACTGACTGGTTAGATTTGACAGGATGGGGAACAGGTGTTAGACCAGCTGGAGCACCAAATGGTATTGGTATTACTGGAGCAAACCCAACATACAACAACGGAGCCAGCAGAAAAGAAAAATATTGGTCACTATCTTCAAACAAATTTTGGTATAAAGATGGTACATCTAATATAAATGGTGGATATACTCAATTTAATACATCAGCATATTCGGTAATTGCTTGGGTAAGATTCGCATCACATCCTGCTAATGGGTATTATCAAATTTTTGGTAAGCAAAATAGTGGTGGTACAAGAGAAATGGCATTGTATTTGAATTCAAATGGTAGTGGTACATATTTTATACATGATGGTACAACTATTCAATATAATAGTAATACATTTACACTATCAACGAATGTTTGGTATATGATTTCTTATACAGCTGCATTAAATGGCACAAACGTTGGATATACCGATACTACATCAAGAGGAACTATATCAAATGGTGCAAAAAATTATACTACATCAGCGTTGATTCAAATCGGCGGCGGATATGGTGATAATAGTTATTATTTCAACGGACAAATAGGACCAGTATTGTTTTATAATACTCAATTAGGTTCAACTGATATCACAAAAATATACGATTATTTTTCACCAACATATAAATAACATTATTTTGTTGTTTTGAAATAAAAGATTATATTTATAGTAGACATTAAAAAATTAAATAAAAGCATAAAATGGCAGAGAAAATAGTATCACCAGGCGTATTTACAAAAGAAAACGACCTTTCATTCTTACAACAAGGTGTAGCAGAAATAGGTGCAGCATTCATTGGACCTTTCTTAGAAGGACCTTTAACTCCAACAATTGTTAATTCACAAGCTGAATTTGAAACATTGTTTGGAAAAGCTGATGGAACTTATTATACTCCTTTGGCAGTACAAAATTATTTAAGAGAAGCAGGAACTGCAACAATTTGTAGAGTAGCAGGTGTTGGTGGTTATACCGAAACCGCTCCTTTATTATTAACTGCAATTTCAGGCGCAGTATCGGCATCAGTTGGTATTCTATTTAATACATCAGGAAGTTTGAATGGTGGATTTGCAGGTACAACCGTAACATCTGGTTCATCCGGAGAATTCTTATTATCAGGTTCAAATGCAGGATTATTATCTGCATCATTGGATTCATCTGATGTAAATGATATAGAAGCTGTATTTGGAACATCTCCATTTGGTTCTAAAAAACCATATGTTTATGGATTCTTTAAAAATCATTCGGTTGGATTTGTAGCAGCAACTAGCGCATCTGTAACTGTTTTAAATGACCAGTTGTTTACATTTGATGCACAAGAAGCATTGACTCCAATGATTAAATCACAAACTATTAGTGGTGATAGATACGACTTATTCCAATTTGAAACAATTGGTGCTGGAAATAAAGCAAATACTAAAGTAAAAGTTGGTATTACAAATATTAAAGCAGCAGGTAGTGTAAATGGTACTGATTATGGTACATTCACTGTTGTTGTAAGAGATTTTACCAAACTATATTAGTAGAGTAATTGGTGATAGAAAATTATCAATCAATTCTGAAGGTAAAATTACTGAAACAGGTGATTGGGTAAATAATTCAAAATATATTAGAATTGTAAACCTAAATGAAAACGCTCCTATTCAAGCAGTACCATTCGGACACGATAAATATTCTTTACCAGTTTCTGCATCAGCAGCACAAGGAGCTAATTTAATTCCGGCTGTAACATTTGTAACTTCATCAGCAACACAATATGGTGGTATTGATTTAGATAACAATACAGATAATGTTATTTATTTAAAACCAATCCCAACAGGAGCAGGTAAAGGTTCTAATTCTGTATTTGGATTAGATGATGCAGCTACAAACGGAGCAGCTTTATCAGTAGGTTCTTCTTTAGCACAATTTGTTGTAGCATTCCAAAGTGGATTCGATGGTATGAGTCCGGCAATCACAATCAATAAAGGAAGTGATATTGCAGCAGGTAACTCACAAGGTTTTGATTTATCAACTGCAGCAAAGAGTGGCTCGGTGGCATACGCTAAACACATCGCAGCATTATCAAATGCAGATGAGTTTGATGTTAATATGATTGTAACTCCAGGTGTTATCAAAAGATTACACTCATCAGTAGCAACATCAGTATTGGATATGGTTGAGCAAAGAAATGATTGTTTCTATATTTTAGATACAACTGCAGCAGGTGATTCTATCACACAAGCAAATACTGAAGCACAATCTATCGACTCAAATATGGTAGCAACTTACTATCCTTGGGTTAAAACAATTGATGTTAACACAAATAAATTAATCACTGTTCCACCATCAGTATTATTACCTGGCGTATTCGCAGCAAACGATAGAGTAGCAGCAGAATGGTTCGCACCAGCCGGTTTAAATAGAGGTGGATTAATCGGAGCAGTAAGTGTATTGAATAGATTAACACAATCTGAAAAAGATTCATTATACGAAAACAAAGTAAACCCAATCGTACAATTCCCAGGACAAGGTATTGTAGTATTTGGACAGAAAACATTACAAGATAAACCTTCAGCATTAGATAGAATCAACGTAAGAAGATTACTATTGACTGTTAGAAAGTACATCGCTTCTACTTCTCGTTACTTAGTGTTCGAACAAAACACTTCAGAGACTAGAAATAGATTCTTAAATATCGTTAATCCTTACTTAGAATCAATCCAACAAAGACAAGGTCTTTACGCTTTCAGAGTGGTAATGGATGAAACTAATAACACACCAGATGTAATTGATAGAAACATTATGAAAGGGGCTATCTACTTACAACCAACTAAGACAGCTGAATTCATTCAAATTGATTTCAACATCTTACCAACTGGCGCAGCTTTTAACGGATAATTTAAAAAGTAAATATTTATATAAAGAAAACAATTAAATAGAGAAATAAAATGCCAGAAGTATTAGAGTTTGATAAAATGTTCTATACCAATTTTGAACCAAAGTTAGGTAATAGATTTATAATGGAAATCGACGGTATCCAATCATATATGATTAAAACCGCAGCAAGACCAACTTTCACATCAGAGGTAGTAGAATTAGACCATATCAACGTAAAAAGAAAGATTAAGGGAAAATCTACTTGGGATGATATTAACATCACTCTTTATGACCCAATTGTACCATCAGGTGCACAGCAAGTAATGGAGTGGATTAGAAGCTCACATGAATCTCTAACAGGTAGAGATGGATACGCTGCTTTCTATAAGAAGGATATTACATTCTACTTATTGGGACCAGTTGGTGATAAAGTAGAACAATGGACTTTGAAAGGAGCATTTATTACACAAGCAAATTTTGGTGAATTGGATTGGGCTTCAAATGACCCATTATCAATAGAATTAACATTAGCATATGATTACGCAATTTTAGAATACTAATCTTTAAATTGTTTAAACTTTAAAATAATGATTTTTGAAAAGGGGGTAGATTTTCTACCCTCTTTTTTTATTAAATTTCAAAAATAATTGAAAAAAGACTTGACTTTTATAGCAGAATGTATTACCTTTACTATGTAATAAGAGTTAAAGATATGATACCTCAATTAGAACCAAACGAATTTTTTAGAATAAATTCCTACTATTGGCAAGGTATGGTGTATATTTCATTGGAAACCAAAGATGATAAAACACTTTGCCAGATTAAAGGTTCAAAAAGTAAACCAAAATGGATTAAAACCGAGCAACTTTCGAAAGTATATAAAGATTTTAAAATTTAAACCTTAAAAAAACAAAGATATGAATTATTCAGAATTATCAAAATTATCAGTTGAGGAATTGCGTAACATCAACAAATTAGTAGTTGATTTGATTAAGCAAAAACGTACCATCCAATCATTAGAAAACAAAGTAGGATTGAGAGTTGGTATGAATGTTACAGTAAATCACCCCAAGTTGCGTGGTAAAGAGTTATCTGTTAATAAGATTAACCGAACCAAAGCTACATTAAGTGTAAAGAGTGGTGGTGTGTTTATCGTTCCAATTTCTTTAATCGAATACTAAACTTTAAAATAAATAACATATGGAACTTTTAGATGTGAGAGGTATGAGTGTGATTGAGTATTGTAACTTCGTAGAGGGTAGAGCTATCCATTTGGGAGTTAGTTCGATGGAGTTGAATATTGATTATTGTGAGATGGGTTTGATTGATTGGGAAATGTATGAGAGAGCTAAGGCTGAGTTGTTACAACGTAGGGAGTTGGAATATAATTAAACTATTATTTTTTGAATAGATTAAAAGGAGAGCAGAAATGTTCTCCTTTTTTTATTTTATATATACTTATATATAAACAACAATATAGTTATTATTATGGAACAACAAAACGTAGAACAACAAGTTACAAGAGGATTGGGTGCAACTCCATCCTATGAACAAAGAAATTACCCATTCCCAACAGAGGTTATTAGTTTACCATCTAAAGGATTATGTTATCCAGAAGGACATCCATTATCTAAAGGAGAAATCACAATTAAACTAATGACAGCGAAGGAAGAAGATATTCTTACATCTGCTAATTTGGTTAAGAAGGGTATGCATTTGGATAAACTATTGGAATCCGTAGTTGTGGAGCCGGGCGTAAACCCAAACGATTTGTTAATTGGTGATAAAAATGCAATATTAATATCATCGAGAGTATTGGCATTTGGACCGGAATATGAAGTTACAGTTACCGACCCAAATGAAAACGAACCCGTTAAAACGACTGTAGATTTATCAAAAATTAAAATTAAAGAGATTGATGAATCTATATTGAACAGAAAAAATGAATATGATTTTACATTACCAGTATCTAAAACTTCTATAAAATTCAAATTATTAACGCATGGTGATGAACTAGCAATAAATAAAGATATTGAAGCCATACAGAAAACTACAAAGGGAAGTACGGAAATCACCGCTAGATATAGAAGAATGATTGTTGAAGTAGATGGTAATAGAGATTTAGGTTATATCAGTAACTTTGTATCAAATAGATTATTAGCAGGTGATTCAAAGGGATTAAGAAAATATATAGCTAGTATAAATCCAGATTTAGATTTAAAATTTGAATACGAATCCCCATATACAGGTGAGAAGGAGGCTCTCCGAATCCCATTTGGGTTAGACTTTTTTTACCCTAGCGAGTAATTATTCTGTAATTTTACATCAAAAGATTTTTCAAATGATTTATTATGCCAATGGTGGATTCAATTGGCATGACTTATACTATATGCCTATTAAATTGCGAGAATTCTATTGGAGAGAATTATTAAAGGCTAAAGAAGGTGAAAACGAAGCAATGAATAAGGCTACAAATAAATCTTCATCAAATAATTCTTCTAAAATAAGAAGAAGATGATATTTATATAGGAATATATAACAAAACAAATATGCCTAAAAAAATAAAAATAACAGAAGCAGGTATATCCGATTTTTTCAAAAGTTTTTTTAGAGCAAAAGCTGATGGAAAGGAAAAAGCTTGGATAAACAATTTAGAAAAGAAAAGTCCAGAACTTGCCGATATTTGGAAAGATTACGATGATGTTGTTGCTCAAAATACAAAACGTCATATAGAACTAATGAAATCAATTGGAGCAGATACGTCTCATTGGGATACTTTTGCAAAAAAATACAATATAAAGTAATCTAATTGGTAAATGGCCACTCCTAACGATAAACAACGAAGAGATTTACTTCAAGAAATAGAACTAACTAGCCAACGAATTGCTGAGGCAAATAAAGCTGCCGCTACTGCAACTGGTTCGGAGTTAACACGTCTACAAGATATCGTAGAGCAACAACGAATAATTTTAGGATTACAACAAGACCAATTAGATGTAATCGATTCAATGCAAAATAAAGTATTGAAGAATCTAAAAAATTTCGATGATTTAGATGATACGTTGGTAAGTATATCAAATAGTTTAAAAGGCCATACTACATTACAAGAAAAATTTACAAAAAAATTAGAGTATTCTAAAAATGTAATAACAGACATATCAAGTATAGTTGAAACGGCTGGCTTTGATGATAGACAATTAGGACATATCGATAAAGCTACTAATGCTTATAGAGATATGAATATTTCTATTGCTCAAGGTGCTTCTAAACTAGCACAAGGAAAAATAGGACAAGAAGAATACAATGAATTAGTAAAAGAATCGTTTAAATCATTTGATGAACTTGTAGGCATGATAGATACAAGCACTGCCGCAGGTCAAAAATTAGTTGAAACATTCACACAAGGTAGAGTCGAATTAGAATCATTTGAAAAAGCGGCACAAAGAAGTGCAGCTGCTATGGAGGGTATCACTGCAGCAACCGACCAGTTGGGTAGTAGTGGTATTCCACTCGCTAGCGAATTTAGTAATGCTCTAGAAGATATTACTCGTAATGGTAAACTAGGTAAAGCTGCATTGATTGCATTAGGAGCAGCTGCTGGAAAATTAGCATTTGATTATTTTGGAGCTCCTCTAAAAGCTGGTATCAAAGCATCGAATGATATTAAAGAGAATCAAATAGAAGGAGCTAAAAATGTTGCACAGGCACAAAATGATTTAGCATTTGCAGCACAGCAGGCATCACAAGATTTTGGTTTTCAATTACAAGAAATGGCTGCACAATTTAATGCAGCATCAAAAACGGCATTATTTGGTAAAGGATTAGGAAGTGTAGGATATGCAGCATCTCAATTACAATTAGCAGGAATATCAGCTGAAACGATTGCAAATGCTACAACTGCCGCATCTAAATCAGGTAGTGGTTCTCCAAAATTAGCCGCTGATATGGCAATATTTGCTGAAAGAAGTGGTATATCAGTAGATAATCTGGCAAACGTACAACAAGCATTTAAATTATTAGATGGAGTTTCTGCTAGTAGTGCATTAAATATGGCCGAAGGTACAAGAGCTATGGCTGAACAAGCGGGCTTAAATGTTGGTGATATAATGAATGAAGTTGCATCTGCATCTGAAATGGCATTAGATTATCAAGTACAAAGCGGTAAAGCATTAGCTAGACAAGTTGTTTATGCAAAATCATTGGGTGTTAGTTTTTCTGAAGTAGCTAAGGCTGGTCAAAGTATGGTATTGAACTATAAAGATAGTATCAAAGCCGAAATGAGTTTATCAGCGATGCTTGGTAAAAATGTGAACCTATCTGAAGTAAGAGCTAAATTCATGTCGGGTGACCAAGAAGGAGCATTGAAAGCATTACAAGCGCAAGGATTGAAACCTTCCGAAATGAATATGTTCCAAAAGCAACAATTACAATCTGCTTTGGGTGGAATGGATTTGAATTCTTTAGAAAAAATAGGAACACCTGGATATCAAGAAGGAGTTGGAAAAGTAGGTCAATTAGAAGAAAAAAGTGCTAAATCGGCTAACCAAGCATTTTTAACTTTGAAACAAAGTGCAGAATCTGCATTGAATACACAACAAGCTATGATAGCGGGTCAAAAAGCAGTTGCGGATGCAGCACTTCAAACAATGAAGGATAATGCTTGGTTGAATTCAGCGGCATATGTAGATTATTTAGCAGCAATAGATAAATTAAATATAGAAAGACAATTTACAGAAAATGCCGGTGGAGCAGCTGCGGCTGGTTTGGGTGGATTACTTGGTAACTTTTTACCTGATATAGGTAAATTTTTCAAAGGTGGTGGCAAAGGAATTACAGGAGCATTAACAGGTCCAATGTCAAAAATGGCCAAAGTAGGTGGCGCTGGACTTGGAGGCGTAATTGGTGGTGTTAGTGGATTTATGGATAAAAAAGCAGAAGGTGGAACAACAGGTGAAGCTGTTGGCGCCGGACTTCTTCAAGGTGGACTAGCCGCAGGTGGTGCGGCATTAGGTGCGGCATTTGGTGGACCATTGGGTATGATGGTAGGTGGATTTTTGGGAGATTCATTAGGTGGATGGATAAATGATAATGCACCTGGAGTTGCTCAAAGATTTGGAAACGCTTGGGATAGTATGATGGGTAAGTTTTCTGCCATTGGAGATAAATTTAAACCAGTTATAGAAGCTGTTAATACATTTTTACAAGGACTTGGTTTCGAAGATGGATTGGGTAGTGTATTTTCAGTTATAGCGGAGTATGTAGGAACAACTCTTATGCAACCATTTCAATATTTAATTGGTATCTTTGGATTTTTATTTGATATTGTTGGAGCATTTGGTCAATTATTAAGTGGTGATTTTGCAGGAGCATGGCAAACTGTTAAACAAGGATTTTTTGATTTAATATATACGGTATTAGGACCAATGGTATCTCTTTTTGAAACCATTTACAATGGTTTTGCAAAACTGTGGAATGGATTGGCAGAATCAGATATAGGGTCTTTCCTTGGTTTAGGTAAAATGCAAGAAAAAGATTTTAGTGGAGACCTTGCTAAAGCACTAAATCAAAATGAAGAAACATCAGTTACAGCGGCAACAAAAGCTAATCAGCCAGTAGTGGAAGCGACTAAAGCGCAAACGGCAGCACAAGCAACCGCTGCACAAAAAACTTCAGAAGTACAAACTAAAATGCAAAACGAATTGAAGTTTACAGGAGATGCACAAAATAAAATGGTATCATTACTAGCAGCTAGTACGATATTATTGGAAGATATAGCTAGAAGTACGGGAATAACAGCAAATAACCCTCTTACATTGGATGGTAGAAAAGTTAATCAAACTTTATTAGCACAAGCTCAAACAAACTACGCATTAGTTAGAGCTTAATAATTCCTATAAATTTATAATAAAGATATTTATAGTAAATAGTAAACTATAAATGGCAACACTTAAAGACCTTTTCAAATCAAAAAAGAAAGAACTTTACGGATTAAGTAGCGGTGCTATAATTGAAAGTAGAGGATTAATAAACCCACCGAGAGGCGCTGCTTTATTAACATCTTCTCCTAATGCCATAGCAGATTTAATAGGTAATCAAATTGGGGGTGCATTAGGTGGTTCTGCGAATAGACCATCTGATACAATATTTAAAAATAATACACCATTTAGTAAACCGATATCTTTATTTAAAACGCAAGAAAGTTTAAAAAGAGCAATCGAAAAAGATACGGCTTATTATGTAAAAAAATCTCCAGCACCAGCATCTTTATTTGCACAATTTAAGCAAGGTGGTTCTAATATTGGAGGTATGGCTGCTAATTTAGCAATCAAAGCCATTACTAAAGGAGGATTAAAAAATTTAGCTAAAAACTTAAAAGATTATTCAACCGATGAACAATTTGGACCTAAATTTGGCCCAAAAGATGCAACTGGTAAACCAACAGTTTTAAGAGAAGAAAAAACATTTTCAAGCCACTTTAAAAATAAATCTGGCAAATTAGAAAAAAGAGATTCAACTGGCAAAGGAACTGCATGGGATGAAGGACAGAAAAAACTATTAGAGGCAATTACAATTACCAATACTGAATTAAAAAAGAAAGAATACGCAAATCATATAATTGTTTCATTTGAAACTATACCAGCAGAAGGAAAAACTTCTTTAAAAGTTCCATTTGTAGGAGCTATAAGTAGTATATCAGAAGAAGTTACACCGAGTTGGACTAACTTTAAATATTTAGGTTCACCATTTAACATATATAGATATGGTGGTGTAGAAAGGGCTTTACGATTTAATTTAAAGTTGTATTATACTACAATAAAAGAAAGAGATGCAATGATTATAAAGATAAATTATTTAAAATCATTGGCATTCCCTGATAAAGAAATTAAAGCAATACAATTTGGAGAAAAGAGTGCATACCAACAATATGCTATGGCTCCAAATTTAGTAAGAATTTCTATTGGAGATTTATATAAAGAAGTTCCTGGATTTGTAGAAAGTTTATCATTTGAAATAGATGATAATACAACTTGGGCAAATTCCGATGAATATACTGATGGAAGTAATACTACATTTTTATACCCATCAGTTATAGATGTATCAATTGGAATTAAAATAATAGAAGAGCATATAATAGAAGAAAAATCATACAAATATGATTTTGATGGTAGACAACGAGTAAAAGATAGAGAAATAAAAGAAATTATGGAAGCATTAAAAGCTTTGGGAGTAATATCAAAATAACATTTAATGGCAAATAGATACACATATTCAACTCTACAAACCGAATCATCTACTAAGAAAAAGTATTTGGGTAGTACAATATATCCAAAAATAAAAGCATCGGATAATGACTTATATGTTATATCAGAAGTAACTGATAGGTTAGATTTATTAGCACACAAATATTATGGAGATAGAACACTATGGTGGATTATAGCTGTAGCAAATAATATAAATGATGCTTCATTTTATGTAAAAGAAGGAATACAACTTAGAATACCATCGGATATATCAAAAATATTAAATGATTTAGAAAAGATAAATAAATAAGTTATGTCATTTCCATTTATAGCACCCCTAAAGCCTTGGATTAAAGAAAAATTAGAAAATAGGGAAAAGTTTTCATTTGAAAATTTTAGATTATCT